AAAAAAATCGTGATTGTTCTGGATCTTGAATTACATATTTCAAGTGGTATCTAATACTGTCTCTCCATTTCATTATGACAGAAATTTTTAAGAGAATTTTCTTGAAATCTGGATATTTTGAAGGTGAATCAAAAATATATAAATCTGTGACAAATTTATCTTCTCCTTCAACCATGATCCCTCTTGGTTTATCCTTTGTTCCAACATTCATATAAAATTTAAATGGCCCTTCCCAGGTTGGAAATCCTTTTGATTGTGCAATGAGCCAAACAGGTTCCATTGGTTTTGGAGTCCTTATAAAATCTTGATCATTTAATAAGGCTAAAGCAAATCCTAATTCCCGAGGTTGTGAATATTTAAATTCATCACAAATCTGAACAGCTGGAATTCCATCTATTAATACATTTTCAAAATATTCTCTTGCTTTATCGTCATCTGAAGTTATTCTTCTTAAAAAAAGGGCTGCCTCAGAAGCTTTTTCAGCTAAAGAAGCCTGTTTTTTTGTATCAGTTGGCCTGAAAAAGTTCTTTGATGGGGGATCTACATCCACTCTCGGAACATAATTCTTTGTGTCTGAAAAACTGTTAGCCAACAAACCTGCAACCACTTTGTAACCTTGTAATCTGGGACTAGGCATAAAATATACAGAAGAAAAATTGGTCTTCAAATTGAGGAGGTGATATATTATCATGCATTGTTGTATTGGTTCAATCTCAGACATGAGTGATCTATAATTATTAACTAATGAAAGTTCACTGGGCAAATCAACTAAACTTAAAGGATATTCTGTTTCACCTGTGAAAGCATACTGAAGCAATCCAGTTACAGAAGAATTAATATCCAGATCTTTCAGGAATGCTTGCTTTCTCACTGGAAACAGATGTTTGTTACCTCCTTCCCTAAAAATAGCCACCTTTTCTACTTCATGCACATAACACAACAGAGGCATCGAGCGCACTACTTGCCATACTTGCTTCATATTCATCTCTTTTTTTTGCAAATCCTGATAAGCCTTTAACATGGCTTCGGGTTGAGTCATCATACCTTGATCCATGTCATTATCTTGATTCAACACAGGTGAGCAAATTTTTCCATTAACATTCAAAATCCTTTCCAGTTTCAATTGGGCTGGACTCTGCATAGTGGCAGCATTAAAAAAACCACGTTTTCGAAGCAGTTTGGCAATCCTCAAATGTTCTTCTTCCATGTTTTTTGAAGCTCGAAAATTTATGGTAGGGTCCAATTCTTCAGCTACTTTAACTAACTCATCAGTATAAACATCCATTAATTCCATAACTCTAAGGGAACTAACTTTGTCATGTGATGAAAACTGTCTGAACCTGATCAGAGGGGGGTCGAGTTTGTCAAGAACCAAACCTTCCTGAATAGCATATTCAGTTGTCCTCTGCCAAACCTTGGCAGGAAGGGGTGCTTCCTCATTTGCTATTTTTTCAATATCTTCTTCAGTCACTTTCAACAAAGAACTTCGTCCTGTTATTTTCAATATCTCATCAGCCATGAATTTGAAAGTCTGGTACTTTATCCCAGCTATAGGAAGTAAAAAAGGATTCATTGTCAGAGGGCCACCCAATTCTAAAGGCAATTTTTTCCAATCTTCTCCAAAAACTTTCTTTGCAGAATTATTTTGACCTTGAATCATGCTATAAGTCTGCCGTGATAACTCAACTACATTTGACATAGTCACCTTAACTACGCTTGGCGGACCACCTAAAGATACTAGATTGGCAACCTTTGAAGCTCCTTCAGAAATATCCTTGTAAAAGTCTTCATAGCTGCTACCGGAAATGGCAGCAACTGCCTGCTTATGCCAGTAAGACTTTAGTTCTCCATTGTCATCAACTTCTGAAACAAATTCAACTCGCCTCTTGTCAAAATATGTCTTTTTTTCTGAGACCTTGATGCAAGCCTTCAGCAAATTCAATTCAGTGGCATTGGCAAAAAAAGGTAGCAATTCAACCTCTTCATTTTTCTCAACAACACAATCTGCTTTAGCATCATCCGAATGTACATCTGGTTCATAATGTAACACCTTGAATTCAACTTCGAGCACTCTTTTTAGTTGCTTAGCAGCAGCAGCATGAACCCATGAAGACATATTATTTAAGACACCCATCAGCCAATTGAACCTAACATCAATATAATTCACTTCAAGTTCTTTAACTGTTTTGTTATCTTCAGTTGTATAACCAAGAGAGATGGCCCATCTTTCTGAAACCTTCAAATGTCCATCAGCTGCTATTGCCCCAATTGCTTCAGTGCATACTTTGTTCAATACAACCTTTTTCCTTAAAGAAGTGCACAGGAAGTTTATAAACCAGAATTTTTCATTTTTCTTTAAGAAATTTAACCCAGCAATAGCATAAATAAATTTGGAGAGATTGTCTCCAGGTGCCCATTTAGTCATATCCTCAGTGGCTCTTATGTAGTCAATATCAACTCCTTTTTTTGTTTGCTCATTTATAGTCTTAAAGTACTTCCATCCTTCTGATAACAAAGCCAATATCTTCCTATTCCCAGGCATAGTGATTAATTCAATTGGAATGTTTACACATAGTATTTTTGCTAGCATTTCCACAAGGAACATATAATCTTTACCCAATTGATCCAATATAAACACTTCTCGATCTCTCCCTGTTCTTTGTCTTTTTTGATCCCAAGTGGCATAAAAACCTCTTTGGGGATCTTCAGTCAATGAGTCTATTCCGGACTGTAATATTGTTTTATCAAGATCAAAATATTGATCTAAAACTCTTGTCCTTGTGTCAGAATACAGTTCTTTCCATGCCCCATTTATCTCATCTTGTCTTGTTTGATAAGATTTGCTTTTTAATTTTGATTTTGCTGCTCTGACATCAATTTTTTCAATCCGCTTTGGTGGCAGCATTGAAGATCTTAAAGAACAGAATGTGGGTATTTCTCTTGGTTTCTTTAAACCTTCAAAATTGTTCATTTTCCTCCTCCAAAATTCTTTATCTCCATATTCATCACACAAAGCTGCTGAAGTAAAGGCCACATAATCTGGGTCATACTTATGGTAAGATTCTTTATCAAATGAAGCCTGTGTTAGGGAATACTTCCTGCTTCTGAATTCATAATCACAGATTTTGTCAAACATAAGTTTATTCTCTGTTCTAGGATTGTGAAGTCCCTTTTTACATGAAAAAAAACCTGAATATATGACACCATTAAGTTTAATAACTGAGCCTGCATAACAACCGAGAAAAGGTATTTCCATCATCACCCCTCCTGAAAGCATGTTTTCATTTTCTATTTCAACATCCAAATATTCTTTTTGAAGATCACAGGATCTTAAAAGGCATTTTTTTGTCTCTTGATAGCACAATGCCTGTAAGCGAGTCTTTAATGGAGTGTTATATTTATCCATGACATATTCCACTGAACAAGAACCGTCTGAGAAAATGTTCGGAATCATGTATCTTATATGGTCTAACATTTCACTATCCCTAATGTTGACAGACATGGCAATAGAAGCAAAAAAACCACAAGCATACATAAGATTTTCAGAAGAACCTTTTAGTTCACAAAGTATTATTGAAGCAATTATGCTTGCCATTCTTGGGGCATCCATCATGGCTTCCAATCTTGCTTTATCCAGCCGATCACCTTGGGAAAACTTCAATGTTTTTGTATTTTGATTTTCTAGTTCCCTCATCCATAGATATGAATGCTCCCTTTTTTCTGTTATCCACATTATAGGTGCATTGACTCCAGCATTGACTAACCCTTCTCCAGGACCAACAAGAGCTATTGCATTTCTTGTATCAATGGTGCACATAGTCCATCTGCTTCTGGGTCGGGCACATACCTTTAAGATCTGATATGCCAGAAGTGATGTTTGACATATTTCTTGATACAATTCACTATGAATGAATTTCTGGTAATTTTCCCTTATTTCTATGTCATCAACAGGATACTCTTTGTGGGGATTCCAAAAGTAATTTTCAGAAGGTGTATTGGCTTTTTGGAATATCTCTTGTTTCAATGGTTCCGAAAAAGATTCATCCCAAAATGGAACTGTTTCAACTGGCTGTAAATCTCGTTGATGGATTTTTCCCACTCCTGTAGCCATTTCTATCAAACCATTTTTGGGAAGATCAAGAGTGTCTCTATCCCAAAGAGCAATAGTTCCTGCATCTATTTTATCAATTAATCTTTGGAAGTTTTTTGAGTCATCAATTTTCTCTTTTTGATCACATATTCTTTTACTCTTAACATATTTAGCTCTCAATATTGATGGGTCTTCAACAGTCCTTTTTCTTAGTTCTATAGCTTCAAATAATTCAACAGCAATCGGTGATTTTGTTTCAGCTTTGAGGCAAGAAAGGATAAAGTTACCCACTTGATCCTTTGTGTCTTCAATTTCAGAAGAGGCAACAACCCCCTGAGTCCTTATATTAGGAATACCATGGCAGGAAGGTTTTGGATCCACAATCACAAGATGGTTCAATTTTGCTTGCTGCTCACATGTCTCAAAAGCTGCCTTCAGATCTTTTGAAGTAGTCACTCTATATTTGCATGGCATGGCTTTAGCCCTTTTTGCTGTTTCATTAGCGTATTCATCCAATCTTGATTCTATGATTTTTTTTACTGCTCTCTGTTTTTCTAATTCAGAGTCAAAAGAATAGTCTTCGATCATTAGATTTAATATTCCACCATCTTCATTTAAGAATTCAAGTGCTTCTTCACATAATTTTGTTTCAGGTAAATCAGGAAACACACTGGGTGAATATGCAGTTGGGTTGGAATCAATTGTTTCAAAATAAAACAGTTTTGCTACCACCAATGAAAGCCTATCATCTTCTTCCATTTCTATCTCAGAAATTACTGGCAAAAGCTCAGAAACTATGTATGTGTATTTGAAAAGCTTTGTACTTACCAGATCCAAAAGATAACAATTGAAAGTGGGATCAATTTCAAATTTCCCAGATCTTATCTGCATATCAAGAATTGGTCTATATTTGGTCCATTTGTCATGAGCAGAGGTTTTGCTATTTTTTGTTATTGTGACATCAGCCCAGGTGTTGGTCGTGTCACTGTACATATCAGGTGTTAAGTTTAAATTGATTGAAGTGGCAACAGAGGCAGGTATATCTCCTGTGTATTCATAATAATCAACATTCTCATTTATATATTCTAATAGGATATCATGTAATCTAGCAGCATATCCTTCAAGATGCATATTTATCTTCTGAGGGGTTCCAACCAGTAAAGCAGTAAGAAAATCCTGAAATTTGTCATCATCCTTTAATGTTTCAAGGGTTAATTCACTCAAAAGTAAAACTGGGATATTTTCTGGATC